ATGCAACGTCCGAAGTGGGACAGGCACTTGATCAAGGCCGAGATCCATCGTCGCGGCGAGACCCTCACCGGGCTCGCGATCGACGCGGGGATCGACGAGGCGGCGTGTCGCCTCGCGCTGTGCCGGCGCAACACCCGCGGCGAGAAGGTAATCGCTGCGTTTCTCGGTGTCCCACTGGAGGAGCTGTGGCCGGATCGCCATGGAACTCCCAAGCGCAAGACTATTGCCGAGCGCCGCGCCGCCGCCAGTCTAAAGCGGCAGGGGAATTCGGACATCGGAGAGGCGGCATGACCCCCGATCTGTCCAAGGCCTGGCCGTTCGTTGACTTTCCGCGCGTGCGCCCGGCGCCGCTGACGCAGGCCGAGCGCGATGCCGCGCTGATCGCGCTCTGGCGCGGCAGCCGGCATCTGGCCGCCGCCGATCGCGAGGCGGTGCTCGATCGCTACGCCCCGATTTCTTCCGTTCAGCCAAGCCCGACCGGTGTTGCGTCCGGCGCTGGTGAACCGCGTCACCTGCGGCGAGTGGTGAGCAGCGGGCGGCAGCCCGCGTTTCCTCCCGTGACTGACGGCGGATGCCGGGTCTGACAGCCCGCATCCGCCGCATTTTACCAACCCTTCAAAAGCCGGCTGAAATGACCCTCAAATTCATCGACATCGTCGACATCGACGCCTCCGGGCGCCTCCGCATCAACCGCCCCGAGTGGACTGATGCATTTGCCGAGCAGATCAAGGCCGGCGAGAAGCTGCCGCCGATCGAGGTTGCTACCAAGCCGAACGGCAAGTATCGGCTCGTCGTCGGCTCGCACCGACTCGGCGGCCATGTGAAGGCGGGCTGCACGCAGATTTGGGCCGATGTGCTTGATATCTCGGGTGCGGATGCCGCGGCCTGCCGCATGCGGGAGATCAAGGAGAACTTCTATCGGGTCGGGCTCACCGAGTTGGAGCGGTGCGTCGCTATCAGTGCCTGGAAGGACATCTACGAGGCCACAAATCCGCTGCCGAAGCGCGGCCGGCCGGCCGCCGGGGAAATTCCGGAAGATGCTTCCGCAATTTTCGCCGCCAGCTTTTCGGCGACCGCGGCGAAGGTGCTCGGCATCTCGGATCGTGCTGTGCGGACGGCGGTTGCGATCGCTGTCGCCATCCCCGACGAAATCCGCAGCCAGATCGCGCTGCTGCCGATCGCAGACAGCCAGGGCGAGCTAATCGCTCTCGCCCGCGAGCCGCTCTGGAAGCAACGCAAGATCGTCAAGCTGCTGCTCGATCCCGAGAGCGGCATTGATGGCGTCGCCGACGCCGTCGCGTCGATCGACAAGACGCCGCCGCCGGATCGCGCGGCGGCCTGGGAGAAGATCTCCAACACCTTCTCGAAGCTCAAGCAGACCGAGCAGTTCGCGTTCTTCGATGCGCATGACGATGCGATCCGCGCCTGGATGAAGAGCAAGAAGGCCTGACGCCATGGCACCCCGCCGCCGCGACACCGCCACGATTGATCTCTTCCGCGAGTACGAGCCGACGCCGGTTGTGCGCAGGTTCGAGGCCGAGGAGATCAAGGCGTGGAGCGCGGCGCGGCGGCTGGCGCGGGCGATCGCGGCGGCGCTCGACGGCTTCAAGCGCGACGAGGTTGCCGCCGAGATGTCCGAACAGCTCGGCGAGACGATCTCGAAGGCGACGCTGGACGCGTATGCGTCGCCCGAGAAGCCGCACGCGATCCCGGCGCATCGCCTCGCCGCGCTCTACAGCGCCACCGGCGATGAGCGCCTGTTCAACGCGCTGCTGAACGATCTCGGATTGATCGCGGTGCCGACGAAGTACGAGGCGCTGCTGAAGCGCGAGCGCGCCCGCGAGATGAAAGAAAAGCTGGAGCGCGAAGAACAGGCCGCCGATGCCCAATGGAGGGCGTCGCGATGAAGGAGTGGTGCACGGCGCGCGAACTCGCGGACGCCTCTCTGGCGGGCCTGCCGGACACCGAGCGCGGCGTCCAGCTATTTGCGCAGCGTGAGGGCTGGAACGAGAGCCTCGCTTATGTGCGGCGGCGCGCCGGCCGCGGTGGCGGCGTCGAATACAACGTCTGCCTGCTGCCGACGTCGGCCCGCATCGCCTTCGAACGCCGCCACCGTGCGATCGAAGCGCCGGAGCCGGCCCCGCTGCCGATCGAAACCCCCGCGACTGCGATCAGCGACCGCGCCGCTCGCGAGCGCGATGCGCGGCTCGCCGTCGTCGCCGCCTTCCAGGCGTTCGGCCGCGGCCAGCGCCTCGGCAACGCGTCGCGCAGCAAGATTTTCGTCGATGCGTACAACGGCGGCACGCTGATCATCGACGCGTGGATCCGCGAGATCATCCCGACGCTGTCTCCGCGCTCGCTGGCGCGCTGGTGTGCTGCGCGGAAATCCGGCCGCACCGATCGCCTCGCGGTCGATCGCGCCGCGGCCCGCAAGGGCAAGGGCGTGCTCGACGTCGCCTGCGGCGGCCGGGTGCGGACCTATCTGCTGGCGCTGATCGCCCACAATCCGCATCTGTCGGCGCAGCACCTGCGCACGCTGATCCGCTCCGAGTTCGGCGACCAGCTGATGATGGCCGATGGCCAGATGGTCGAGGTGCCGCCGGTGCGGACCATCCAGCATGCGGTCGCGCGGCTCAAGAAGGACGAGGCCGTCACGCTCACCAAGCTGTCGAATCCCGATCGCTATCGCTCGACCATGGCGCCTTCGGGCGTCGGCACCTATCGCTGGGTCCAAGAACCGAACACGCTGTGGATGATCGACGCCTCGCCGGTCGACGCGCTGTGCGTCGATGGCCGCCACTCGATCTATGCGGCGATCGACATCGCGACCCGCCGCACCAGGCTGTACGTGTCCCGCACGCCGCGGGCCTCCGCGGTCGCGCTGCTGATCCGCAAGGCGATCACCGCCTGGGGCGCGCCGGAAACGATCAAAACCGACAACGGCTCCGACTTCGTCGCGCAGGATACCAAGCGGCTGTTCGCCAGCCTCGGGATCGAGATGCAGCTGTCGGACGCCTATTCGCCGCAGCAAAAAGGCCACGTTGAACGGGTCATCAAGACGTTCCAGCACGATTGCGCCACGCTGCTGCCGGGCTTCGTCGGTCACAACGTCGCCGATCGCAAGCGGATCGAGGACCGCAAGAGCTTCGCCGCCCGTCTCGGCGAGGACACCGCCGAGACCTTCGGTGTCTCGCTGACCGGCGCGCAGCTGCAGGCCACTGTCGATCAGTGGGTCGACGTGATCTACGAACAGCGCACGCATGCTGCGCTCGGCACCTCGCCGATGCTGGCCGCTGCGGCCTCGCGAAAGCCGATCCGCACCGTCGATCCGCGCGCGCTCGATTTGTTGCTGATGCCGGTCGCCGAAGGCGGCGGCATCCGTACCGTCACCAAGTTCGGCGTTCGCGTCGATAACTTCCACTACGTCATCAACGCCGCATTCCCGGGTGATCGCGTGCTGGTTCGCCACGATCCGAACGACGCCGGCCGCATCATCGCCTTCGACGCCGACAGCGGCATCTATGTCGGCGACGGCATCTGTCCGGAGCTGGCCGGCGTCGACCCCGCCGAGCTACTCCGTGTGAAGCGCGAGTTCTCCGCGGAGTATCGCGCCGAGAAGACGCGCCCGATCCAGAAAGAGATCAAGAAGCTGACCACCGGCCCGGCGCTGATCGACCGCATGCTCGAAGTCGCGCGCCGCGACATGCCGAACGTCATCGCGCTGCCGAAGCGCGAGGAGAACCACTCCACGCCCGCCATCGCCGCCGCGCTCGACGCCATGGTGCCGCGCGAGGCGCCGGCGCCGTCCGCCGATGTGTTGGCGATGCAGGCCCGGCTGATCGCCGAAGACACCGTCGTGCCGCTGCGCACCGAAGAAACCCCGCACCAGCGCTGGCAGCGCGCGCTCGACGTGATCGCCCGGATGCGTGGCGGCGAGACCGTCAGCGCCGACGAGGCGATGTGGTTGGGAAGCTATCGCACGGGTGCCGAGTATCAGGCCCGCGCGCTGATGCACGGCGACCCGATGGAAACGAAAAACCCCGCCGCGTCCTGGACCGACGCGGCGGGGCAGCAATCACTCTGAGAAGGAGAACAACATGACCTCAACTAACAACGTCGTCAAGGGTGGGCAGGTGCCGCTCAAGAACGTCGCGTCATTTCTGACGCTGGCGATGCGGCTGATCGACCGATCCGCCCACCTGCCGGGCTTCGGCGTGTTCTACGGCCCGAGCGGCTTCGGCAAGACCGAGGCCAGCATCTACGCGCAGAACAAGACCAACGCCGTGCGCGTCGAGGTCGGCGAAACATGGTCGCAGAAGAAGTTCCTGCAGGAGGTTTTGTTCGAGCTGCGCCAGCCCGCCAAGGGGACGATTGCGGATCTTGCCGACCAGGTGAAGGCGGCGCTCGGCGACGATCCGCGCCGCCCGCTGATCATCGACGAGGCCGACAAGCTGATCCGCAAGAATGGCCTCCTCGAAATCGTGCGCGAGATCGGTGACGTCGCCGGCTGTCCGGTGATCCTGATCGGTGAAGAGATGCTGCCGGAAAAGCTCGCGGTGCACGAGCGATTCCACAACCGCGTGCTCGACTGGACTGGCGCCGAACCGTGCGACCTCGATGACGTTGCGGCGCTGGCGGCCGCGCTCTGCCGCGGCGTGACCATCGCGCCCGACCTCCAGGCGGAGATCTGCCGTCAATCCGACGGTCGCGCGCGGCGCATCTGCACCAACCTCGACGAAGCCGTGAAGATCGCCCGTAACAAGGGGCTGAAAGGCGTCGATCTCGCGGCCTGGGGCGGTGCCAAATTCTACACCAGCAAGCCGCCGGGCGCGCGCTACGTCTCCGGCTCGCGGCGGAGCGCATAGCATGCCTAAGCCTTCCACACTGATCGCCGCGAAGCTGACGGTGCCGGTCTCCACCGGCCAGGACGCGATCTGGCAGATCATCCGCGACCTCGACAAGAAAGGGCCGTGGTCGATCGCCGATATCGACGGCGCGGCGGCCCGCGCCAACGTCGACACGCTCGTCGACTACATTCACCGGCTGCGCACCGGCGGCTACATCGCGCTGGCCGGACGCCGCCCCACCAAAGGCAGCGGCACGCCGACAAACCTGTACCGCGTGACGAAACCGCAAAGCACGGCCCCGCGGCTGCGCCGCGACGGCAGCGCCGCGCCGCCGTCCGCGCAACTGTTCATGTGGCGCGCGATGCGCTCGCTGCGGCAGTTCGATTTCCGCGAGTTGGCGCGGGTCGCCTCGACCGACGAACTGATCATCAGCGAGGTCACCGCCAAGAGCTATCTGCAGCGGCTGGCGGATGCCGGCTTCCTGCAGATGCTGAAGGCCTGCGCGATCGGCCGCGGCAATTCCAGCCCGGCGGTGTGGCGGTTGAAGCCGAGCATGAACAGCGGGCCGCTGGCGCCGCAGATCCTGCGCACGCATTTCGTGTTCGATCCGAACCGCAAGGTGGTGGTCGGCAACGCCGCGCCCGCCGAGAACGAGGAGCGGATCGGATGAACCAGCTCGTCAAGCGCTCGCCGATCGACGTCGCCCGCGCCGCGTGGGGCGACGAATTGCCCGCGTGGGTCGAGGCGCTCGCGCTGGAAGCCGGCCGCACCAGCGGCGTCGCGGCCGGCAAGCGCATCGGTTACACCGGCTCGCTGGTCTCGTCGGTGCTCGCCAACAAGTACAAGGGCCGGCTCGACCTCGTCGAGGAGCGCGTGGCCGGCGCACTGATGGGCGCCGTTGTCGATTGCCCGATCCTCGGCGAGATCGCGCGCGATCGTTGCCTGGATGAGCAGAAGGTCGGCTTCTCGACATCCTCGTCGGTGCGGACGCGGCTCTATCGCGCCTGTCGCGGCGGCTGCGAACACTCGCGCATTGGGAGCAAGCCATGAGCGCTCCCGTCGCCCAGCGCTTTGTTTCGGTGCGGCTGATCATCTTCGCGGTCGCCGAAGCGTTCGGTGTCAGCATCACCGAGCTGCGGTCGTCGCGGCGCACGGCCGCGACCTTCCGGGCGCGGGCGGCGGCGTGCCTGCTGGGGCGCGAACTGACGCGCGCCAGCTTCCCGATGGTCGGACGCATGCTCGGCGACCGGGACCACTCCACCATCATGAAGGCGGTCCTCCGAGCGGAGGGCATGCTCCGCACGGACGAAGACTTCGCCGTGCGCTACGCGGCAGCAAAGCGCGCCATCCAGATCATCGCCAATTCGAAGCTGGCCGAACTGATCCGCGACGACGACACCGCTGCCGTGGCGGCTCGGATCTGCGAGCACCCGTCGCAAGCCGACCGCGTCTCGACGCTGCAAATCATCGCCATGGCGGCCCGCCTGGTCACGCTCGAAGAGCTGGCCGAAGACGCCTTCAACATGCTCGCCAGCCTCGACCAGATGGTCGACCAGCCCGATCGGGCCGCTTTGCTGCGGCGCGACCTTCACACCCGCATCAACGCCATCACCGAGTCGCTCGGCTCGCTCGGCTACGTCACCGAGCCCCAAGGAGAAGCCCATGTGTGATTGTCTTTCGAAAGCGAATGATGAGTTGAGGAGCCGCAACACGAGGCTGTCGTTCGGCTTCTCCCGCAGCGGCAATCGCCTGATCACTCGCCCCATCATTGCCACCGAAAAAATCAATCCGCGCGGCAAGGGCAAGCCCGCAACGGTCGTTCCGAGCTACTGCCCGTTCTGTGGCGCTCCGGTCGATCCCGAAAATCCCGAAGTCCAAACCATCCCGCTGACCGAAGAGGCAACCCATGTCTGAGACCACCACCACGCCGCCCGCCGAGACGGCCGGCGCGATCGATATCGCCGGCAGTTACTTCATGCGCGACGGCTCCGGCCGGCTCGTGCCGCTCGATCTGATCAAGCCGCAGCACCTCCTCGAAGATCAGACGGTGCGCAAGATCATCGGCTACGCGCAAAATCTGTCCGATCAGATCAGCCGCTTCCGCGGCCACACCTTCGACGACGTCGCCAGCTTCTCGGAGCTGATCGCCGAGCAGTATCAGGCCAAGGTCGGCGGCAAGAAGGGCAACATCACGCTCACCACCTATGACGGCCTGTTCAAGGTCATCGTACAGGTTGCCGATCAGCTCGCCTTCGGTCCCGAGCTGCAGGTGGCGAAGGCGCTGGTCGACGAGTGCATCACCGCCTGGTCGGACGGCGCCCGCACCGAAATCCGCGCGCTCGTCGAGCACGCCTTCCAGGTCGACAAGGAAGGCCAGATCAACCGCGCCGCGCTGTTTCAGCTGCGGCGGCTCGATATCGACGACGAGCAGTGGCGCAGCGCCATGGCGGCGCTCGGCGACGCCATCCGCGTCGTCGGCTCCAAGCAATATGTGCGGTTCTATCGGCGCGAGTCCTGCACCGCGCCGTGGCAGCCGATCACCATCGATCTGGCGGCGGCTTAGGAGGCTGCGATGAGCCGTGACCTTCCGGAGTGGTGCAAGCCCGGCGTCATCTTCGACGAGACCTACGGCAACACGCGTGATCACATCTGGTACGTCCGTGCGCTCGTTGATCACGGCGCGGTTTGCAGGCGGTGGCGCGCTGAAAAGAAGCGCTGGCACTACGAGTTTCTGGAGCCCGAATGGTTCGCGGCGTTCGCGGATCATCTTCGGCCCCGGCCGAACATCACGAGCTGACGCCATGCCCTGGGCGGACCGATCGTTGCCACCCGAACGCGACGACGATCCGCCGCCCGACCTTCCGACGCCGCTCGACGCTCTCGAAGCCGAGCGGCGCGACCTGATCAGCCAAGTCCGCCGCGGCGTGCATTCGAAGCGCCAGCGGCAAATCCTCAAACGGGTCGCGGCGCTCACGCTGTCGATCCTCGCCGGCAAAGGACGTTGAGATGCAAACCATCACCGAATCCCTCGACGATCTGCTGCGGCGGGTCGATGAGCTGCAGCCCGAAGAATTCCGCACCCGCATCCTCGATCTGAAAGCCGAGCTGGCCGCCTGCGGCTCGACCTTCGACGTCTCGGCCTATGTGCGCGACGCGCTGCGCTATCGCTTCCTGCGCGAGCGCGACGTCGACGCGATCTACGCGGGCGGCGTGTTCGTCGGCAAGACGCCCGACAACATCGTGCTCAACGGCATCCACCTCGATGCCGCCGTCGATGCCGCGCGCATCGCCGAGCAAGAGCCGGACGCGGGAGAATAGCCATGCGCAAATACGGCTTCAAAACCTCGACTTCGATCGACCGCGCCGGCTCCACCGTGCTGATCAGCATCACCTGCGACGACGAGACGATCGCCGAGGCGGCGACCGAGCTTCTGCGCCGACGCCAGCAGCACGGCGCGCTGACGCTCGACCTGCAGCGGACGAACTTCGTGCAGATCGAAGGGAGCTATGAGCGGCAATGAGCAGAGTCGTTTCAGAGGCCTATCACCAGGCCAAGCTCGCCGAGGCGCACCGGCAGATCGCCGCGCTGCAGGAGACGGTGCTCGATCTGCGCCGCAAGCTGCTGAAGCCGTCGCTGCGGTTTCCCAATGAATGGGGTCTGTGGCGCTCCGAGGACCACGTGCTCGGGGTCCTGATCGATGCCGCCCCGGAAGCGGTCGGTCGGGAGCGACTGGCCATTGCCTTCGCCGAGCGCACCGACCGCCGCAATGGCGATGACTACGTCAGGCAGCGCATCCATTTCCTGCGCAAGAAGCTGGCGCAGCTGGGATTCGGCGACATCAAGCCGCGCTACTGCGTTGGCTACTACCTCACCGCCGCCGACGCGGCGCAGATCAAGCTCGCCGCGGCGCGCGCATTCGCCGCTTGTCGCAGCGAGGCGGTGTCATGACGGAGCAAACCGATCGCATCGCCTTCGCCGAGATCGCGCTGGCTCTGACGCTGATGCTGCCGCGCTTGCGCGTCGACATGGAGCACGACCTGCACATGGCGCGCTGGGTCGCGGACAGGATCGGACTGCCGCTTCCGAGCGTCGAGATCTCGATCGCGCAGATGGAACGCGACCTCGCGGCGATCGAGGCGCTCCCCGATCGCCTGAAGCAACTCGCCGATGTCGAGGCCGAGATCGACGCGCTGATCCTGCGCAAGACGACGAGTTCATGGACCAACAGCAAAGCCGCCCTGACAGGAGCACAGCCATGACAACCGCATCGACCGCCGCAAGAGCCTCCGCACCGCAGATCGCCAAGATCCACGTGCTCGCCAAACAGGCCGGGATCGACGAGGACTGCCGGCGCGACATGATGTTTTCGGTCTGCGGAAAGCGCTCCGCCGCCGACCTGACGCCGGGCGAAGCCGTCGCCGTGATCGACCGTTTAAAGGGTGCTTCAAAGCCCGATATCGACGGCCCCTACGGCAAGAAGCTGCGCGCGCTGTGGATCTCCGGCTGGCACCTCGGCGTGGTGCACAACCGCACGGATGCGGCGATGCTCGCCTTCCTGGAGCGCCAGACCGGGATCGAGCGCACCCGTTGGCTGCGCGCCGCCACTGATGCCCGCAAGGCCGTCGAGGCGCTCAAGCTGTGGCTGTCGCGCGAGGCCGGCGTGCAATGGCCGGCCGGCGACGATCCGCTCGCCGTGCGCCGCGCGGTGATCGAGGCGCAGCGGAAACGCTTGGTCGCGCTGGATGAGCTGGTCGCTTACTTCGAGCCCGCCGACACAGCTGAAGGTCTCGACAAGCTGATCGCATTGCTCGGCGACAGGCTGCGCCGCGCATTGGCGTCGATAGCGACTTCGACGAGGTACTGAGCGATGTCCGCCAACGCCAAGATCAACAATCTCCTGAAGTCGCTCCGGCTCCTCAATGACTACAACCGTGAGCGGCGGCTTCAGGTACTTGCCGAGGAGTGCGGCGAAGGCTTCGCCGCGGCGGTGCGGAAAGAGTTCGAACGGCAACAGCGCGAGCAAGGAACGAAGCGATGAGCCCGCACCCCATCAACGTCTCCAATCACGCGCTGCTGCGGATCCTCGAACACGCTGGCGACGTCGATGTCGAGGCGCTGCGGCGGGCCGTGGCGCTTTCGATCGGCCGCGCCGTCGCGGCGGCTGAGGCGATCGAGCAGAACGAATACAAGATCGTGGCCGGCGGCCTCGTCTACATCGTCGCCAACCATTGCGTCGTCACCGTGCAGCGGGAGCCGAAGCGGTGACGTACACGTGGCTTCCCGATCTGCTCGCCACCATCGCCGAGGTCGCTGGCCTCGACGCGGCATTGCAGATCGCGGACGCCTATGGCGGCACCCGCAAGCAGGTGCCGGCGCATCTTCCGGACGGGTCGCATTGGTTGACCGATTGCGTGGGCCGGCAGGCCGCAGAGAAGATCTGCGATCATTTCCGGCAAGGCACCGCGGGCGGCGGCTTCGGCGGCGCCTATCTGACGATTCCGCTCGGCCCTGCCGGCGCCGTCGCCGCCGCGCGCCGCCGCATGGCAAAGGCTCTGGCCGATGGCAAGTCCGCCTCGGAAGCCGCCCGCATCGCCGGCATGACGGAGCGCACCGCCTATCGGGCGCGCTCCCGCGCCCGCAAGGGCGGCGGGTGGGATGACAATCAGAGCGAGCTGTTTTAGGGTCGCCGATAGAGGTTCGAGAATGCCGTACCGCCCAATTGCCGAAATGCCGAACGACAGCGCACTTAGCGTCGCTACGAAGTATGTTGCCGGGTGTGAATGTGGCGCCACGATCGAGGTGATCTTCGCCGCCTCCGATCCGGTCGAAAAGAAGTCGGCCGCCATTCGGTCGGCTTGGGAGCGTCACATCTGCATTCCGGAAGCCGCGCGTGCCGCCAGGCCGGCCCCGAAACCCACGATGCTGGAGCGGATGCGGGATTCGCGTGTCTTCGAGATCACTGCGAACGGGGACGGGACGTTCGACGTGACCGATCTATCGGATGGTGCAATGAGCGATCGGTTGACCGCAGAAGAACTTCGGCGGCTCGGAGAAGAGATCATTGATGTTGCCCTGGACGAATAGTTCGTCCGCAGGCGTGGCCACTCGGTCGTGAGTCGTGATGTGTGGGGTTGGCCGCTGACACCTGTCAGCGGCTTATCTCGGAAGTAGAGCAGCTACGGTCTTCGCGTCATCACGCGCTGGAGACCGCCCCATGCCCTGCGAAATCAAGTCCCACCGCATCTATCGCGACGGCAAGGCCGTCGGTTTCCAGCAAACGAAAAACATCGGCGGCCCGATCGTTCCCAAGGTGATCGTGCTGCACGACACCGCCGGGCATCTGCACGGCCGGGACTCGATCGCGTGGCTGCGCGGCGGCCCGGGGCAATCGCCGAATGCGAGCGCGCATGTCGTGGTCGGCCGCGACGGCGCGATCACCCAGCTCGCCGCCACCAACATCAAGACGTGGCATGCCGGCCAGAGCTTATGGCGCGGCCGCGAGCAGCTCAATGGCTGGTCGATCGGCATCGAGATCGTCAATCCCGGCGGGCCGCTCACCAGCCTCGGCAATGGCCGCTACAAGGGCGTCGATCTGATCGACACCAAGGCCGATCCGTCGCTGGTCGTTCGCCACAGCAAGTTTCCGCCTCGTACCGGCGACGGCAAGCGGATGGAGCCGAATTATGGCGCGTGGCTGGAGCATACGCCGCAACAGATCGACGCCGTCGTCGAGTTGTGCCGTGCGCTGGTCGCGGCCTATCCGACCATTACCGAGATCGTCACCCACTGGATGATCGCGCCGGCCCGCAAGGTCGACACCAATCCGCTGTTTCCGCTCGACGAGGTGCGGCGCCGGGTTTGGCCTGCGCCGCGCTTCGCCGATCTCGACGACGAGACCCGTGACTCCGTTGCCGAACAAGGCAACGGCGAGGTCGCGTTTGCACCCCGTCCAGGCTCGGAGCTGGAGCCGACTTGGTCGGTGTCCAACGACGACGGCAACGCCGTCGACATTGCGCACCCGACCGATCTTCCCGCGCCGGCCGAGCCGCACCCGATGCCGAAGGCCCTCGTCGAGTTCGTGCAGCAGCGGCTGCGCGCGCTCGGCTACTACGAGGTCGGCAATATCGACGGCGACTTCGCCGGCCGCACCGAAGACGCGCTGGTCACCTTCAAGCGCCGCAACGGCCTGCCGGCGACGACCGATGTCGACGACGCCACGCTCAAGGCGCTCGCCTCCGCCGATCCGCGCGAGATCGGCGACGCGCGTGCCCGCGCCACTCCCAAGGATCTGCGCAAGATCGTTCCGGCGGTGCAGCAGGCCGGCCGCTCCAAGGCGCTGGCTTGGTGGCTCGGCCTGCCGTCCGCCGGCTTCGCTGTGCTGCAGGGGATTGCCGCCAACGTGCAGAGCGTCTGGTCGCAACTCGCGCCGATCACCGGCTGGCTGTCCGCCGTGCCGGGCTGGGTGTGGGCGCTGGCGATCGTCGGCATCGCGATCGGCGTCTGGTGGTCGTCGCGCCAGGCCGAGGCCGAGACGGTCGACGCCTATCGCGCCGGCCGGCTCACCTGACGGAGGCCCGCGATGGATTGCATCCCTGTAATCATGGAGTTCGTCGGCATCATCGCTGCGGTGATTCTGGCGGTCATCATCACGCTGCGGACGCGATGGGTGCGCGACACCTACGGCGCCGGCTTCGACAAGCTCGACGCGGTGATGACGGCCGAGCTGTGGGTGGGTTCGGCGCTCGCCCTCATGCTGATCGGCATCGGGAGCGCAGCGCGATGATCTCGGCCGCAGCACTGCTCACATTCGCGGCGCGGCCGATCGGCAAGGCCGCGCTGATCGCTTTGGGGATCGGCGCGCTGATCGCGATCGGCGGGCTCGGCGCCTGGTGTGCCGGCGCCACCGTGCAGTCGATGGTGGAGGATGCCGCTGCCACCGCCAAGGCCGAGCGCGACGCGCATTGGCGCGCCGAGATCGCCGAGGCCAACGCCAAGGTCGCGCAGGCCGAGGCAGCGCAGGCCCGCGCGGCGATCGAGGCGGACAAGTCCATCAAGGCGGCCGAACGCGGCCGTGAAGACGCGTTGAAAGAGCTGGAGGCGAAGAATGCGGCGCTTGCTGGTGGCGATCGTCGGGGGCTTGGGCGCGCTCGTGTCCGGCTGCTCAACCACGCCCGATGAACCGACCGTGCTGTTGCGGATGACGCAGCCGAGCGTGCCGGCGACGGCGACCGAGAAATGCCCGGACCCGGTGGCGCTGCCGGACCGCGACCTCACCGAAGCCGAGACGACGAACCTGTGGGGGCGTGATCGCGCGGCGCTGAAGGATTGCGACGGCCGGCGCGATGCGGCCGTGAAGGCGGCCGGGCCGCAGCCGTGATGGATCAGTTCGACGAAGCGCAGGCGCTCGAAGAGCGCGAGCGAGACGAATGCATCGCGCGGGCCACCGCGCGCCGCAAAGGCCCCGGCGCCACGCATTGCGTGGTGTGCGGGGAGCCGATCGACGAAGCCCGCCGCGAGGCGATGCCCTCGGCGATCCGGTGCGTGGAGTGTCAGGACAGGCGCGAGCGCTGGGCGCGCGTGCACAGGGGGCGGTGATGGACGGCTGGAGTTGGGCGAGCACCGTCTCGACTATCAAGGATGTCTGGTGGTTTCTGTCGGTGCCGCTGGCGGCGGTGGCAATGGGCGGGTTGTGGTACCTGCGCGGCCAGTTTCCGTCCAAGGCAGAGTACGACAAACAGACCAAGGCGCTCACGGACTCGGTCGACGCGCTGTCCGACAAGATCGACGACAACGAGAAAAAGACGGTCGAGCGCATCGTCAAGAGCGAGCGCGAGATGAGCGACCGGATGGCGAAGCTGGAAGGCGACGTCAAGCAACTGCCGGGCCGCAACGAGATGGAAAACCTGTCCGACCGGATCAGCCGCGTCGAGACGCAGGTCGCAGCCTCGGTGGAGACCATCAAGGGCGTTGAAAAGACCGCCAACAAGATCGACCGCACGCTCGAAATGATCCTCGGACACATGCTCAACGAGAGACAGGAGAAATCCGCATGAGCGACACGCTCGCCGAAGTGTTCGATAAGGACCGCCGCTTGGTATTGCTGCGGCTGCTAGCCGAGCAGGACGACTACGAACTGTCGGCGCCGCTGCTGACCAAGGCCGCGCAGGAGCTGCGGCACCGCGTCTATCCCGACGTGGTCGAGGCCGATCTCGTGCTGCTCGACCAGCATCGGCTGGTCAAGCGAAGCGAGCTGGAGGTCGGCGGCCGCAAGATGACGATCGCGACGCTGACCAAGTTCGGCCGCGACGTCGCGCACGGCCGGCCGCATCCCTTGGTGGCGCGGCCGTCGCCGAAGGATTGAGCCGATGAGCAAGCGTCCGTCCTCGATCGACCGGATGCCGCCGGAAGTCCGCGACTGGATCGGCCGGCTGCGCGACCAGGGCCGCACGCTCGACGAGATCATCGCCAAGCTGCGCGAGCTGGACGTCGATGCGCTGCCGTCGCGATCGGCGCTGCACCGCCATCTGAAAAAGGCCGACGAGGTCGCCGAGCGCATCCGCAAATCGCGCGCCGTCGCCGACGTCATCGTGCGCCGGCTCGGCGAGAGCGATCCCGACAAGACTACGCGGATGAACATCGAACTGATGCACAACGTGCTGTTCGAAATCGCGTCGCGCACCTCCGACGAGGACGGCGAGCCGGTCACCTTCGCGCCGATGGAAGCGATGCTGCTGGCGAAGGCGCTCGATCACCTCGGCAAGGCCAGCAAAGACGACGTCGCCCGCACCGTGACCATAGAGAAGCGCGCGGCCGAGAAGGCCAAGGCCGAGGCCGCTAAGGCGGTCGATGCCGTGGCCGGCGAAGGCGGCCTTTCAGCCGAGACGATCGAGACGATCAAGGCGCGAATCCTCGGCGTCGCCAAGCCGGAGCCGAAGGCGTGAGCGACCTTCTCGTCACGGCGGAAGATTGGGCGCGGCATCGCCGCGAGCAGCTCGCGCAGTTGCCGCCGCAGCTGGCGAGCAACTCGCTGCCGGACGTGCTGTTGCCGTATCAGCGCGAGCTGCTCGACGCGACGGCGATGTGGCAGCTCGTCGTCGTCGACAAATCACGCCGGATCGGCGCCACCTGGGGCATCGGCGCCGACGCGGTGCTGACGGCAGGTGCGCGCAAATCCGCCGGCGGGATGGACGTTTTGTATATCGGCTACAACCTCGACATGGCGCGGGAGTTCATCGACACCTGCGCGATGTGGGCGCGCGCATTCTCGCCCGCCTGCAGCGAGGTCAACGAGTTCCTGTTCAAGGAGAAGGACGAAAAAGGCGCTGATCGCTCCATCCAGGCATTCCGGATCAGCTTCGCGTCCGGCTTCGAGATCGTGGCCCTGTCGTCGCGCCCGCGCTCGCTGCGCGGCCGCCAGGGGTATGTGATCCTCGACGAGTTCGCGTTCCACGACGATGCAGAGGAACTGCTGAAGGCGGCCATGGCGTTCCTGATCTGGGGCGGCAAGGTGCTGGTGATCTCGACCCACGACGGTGTCGACAATCCATTCAATGCGCTGATCAACGAGATCCGCGAGGGTCGCAGGCCGGGCTGCGTCGTCCGCTGCACCTTCGACGATGCGTTGCAACAGGGTTTGTATCAGCGCATCTGCCTCGTCACCGGCAAGACCTGGTCGCTCGAGGCCGAGGCGAAATTCCGCGCGGACATCCGCGCCTTCTACGGCTCGGGTGCGGCCGAAGAGCTGGACTGCGTCCCGTCGCAGGGATCGGGTGTCTATCTCACCAGCGCGCTGATCGAGGCCTGCATGACGGCGGAGGCGCCGATCCTGCGGCTCGCCTGTCCGCTCGGCTTCGAACTGAAGCCGGACGCCGAGCGCGCCTCCTATGTGGACGACTGGCTGCAGGAGCATGTCGAGCCGGTGTTGAAGCAGCTCGATGGCCGGCTGCGCCACGTCTACGGCTACGACTTCGCGCGGTCGGGCGACTTGTCGGTGATGCTGCCACTGGCCGAAGGCCGCGACCTGGTGCGGCGGACGCCGTTCGCGGTCGAGCTGCGCAACGTGCCGTTCCGTGAGCAGGAGCGGATCATGTTCTACGTCGCCGACCGGCTCCCGCGCTTCGGGGGAGCCAAGCACGATGCACGCGGCAACGGTCAGGCGCTGGCGGAGTATGCCGTGCAGAAATACGGGCCGCTGGCGGTCGAGGCCGTGATGCCGAGCCAGCCCTGGTACATTGCCAATGTGCCGCCGCTCAAACGGCGCTTCGAGGATCGCACCGTCGCGATCCCGCGGGACAGCGACGTGAAGGACGACATGCGCCAGATCAAGATGGTGCGCGGCGTGCCCAAGGTGCCGGACGATGCGCACACCACCGGCGCCGATGGCGGCCAGCGTCACGGCGACTTCGCCATCGCGCTGGTGCTGGCCAACGCCGCGATGGACGCCGGTGTGTTCGAATACGCCTATCAGGCGGCCACCGCCGAGGCCGCCGCCGGCGGCGGCAATCAGTTGTTCGAGACTCATGGAGGGCGTGCGCTGTGGTGAGCCGGAACACACGAGGTGATGCATGACCGCTGTCATCCTGCGCGCGCCTGCCGGCGTGATGCCCGGCCCGATCACCGGGCCGGTGTCGGGGCTGTCCTACACGCTGGGGGACGATCGTCTCCTCGACGTGGCGCACGTCGCGGACGCCGTCGCGCTGTTCGGCGCCGGCTGGATCGCGCCTTACGGCCGCACGCCGGAAGTGCTGGCGCAGATGACGCCCGGGCGAGTCGACGTCCTCGCGCTCCCGCAGGTGCGCAGCATGTCGGGCGTCCTCAATGTCGGCGCGATCGGGCACAGCTTCGTCGCCAACGCGGTCCACGCCAATGGCTGGGCGAACAACGGCTATCTGTCGTGGATCAGGCGCTATTGCGGTGGCAGGATCAATCTGCCCGCATCGAACGTCTTCGCCGGCGGCGGCCTGAAACAGCACGATATCATCGCCACGCATTTGCCGGCGGCGCTGGCGGCGGGTCTCGACGTCTGCATCGTCGACACGCTGCGGAATTCCATCGGCCACGATACGACCGCCAACCTGATCGCAGGGCTCGCGGAAATCCTGGACGGCCTGACGGCGAGAGGCACGTTCTGCATCGTCCATCCGGTCGCCGCCGCATCGGGCGGCTACATCCTCAGCGGCGACAATCTCCTCCAGGCCTGCGCGCTGGAGCGCTTCGCGGCCTCGTATTGCCGATCGAACCCCAAGGCGAGTTTCGCCAACATCAACCTGCTGATCGCCGATTTCGCCAGCGGCCTCGCGCTCGGCGGGATGTTGTCGGACGATCTGCATCCGTCGGTGATCGGGGCAAGGCTGATCGGCTATGCCGATGCGCAGATCATCAACCAGTTCGCAGCCCCGATCGACGATCGCCATACGCTGCCCGGAGACCTCTACGACGCCGGCAAGAATCCGCACGGCAACCTGCTCGTCAATGGCTTGCTGGCCGGCACCGGCGGCGTCGAACAGGGCGGCCCCACCGGCGAGACGCCGACCAACTGGCTGGTGCAGGGAGGCTCCTCGACCACGCTCGCGATGTCCAAGGTCGCGGTGGCCGGCCGCACCAATCTATCCAGCACGCGCATGACGCTCGGGGGCACCGGCGATAACGTCCAGCAGATGCTGTATCAGCAGATCGACGACGGCAAGTACGACGCCGGTGACGTGCTGCGCGCCGAGGTCGAGGCCGAATGGACGATCACGGCCGGCTCGCTCGCCGAGATCAGCCTGACGATGCTGGCGATGGACAGCAGCTTCGGGGTGATCCGGACATGGGTCGACGGCGTCAACACCGGCGCCGGCTATTTGCCGGCCGGCGCGTCCGGCCCGCTCTGCTTTCGCACCGAGGATTTCGCCGTGCCCGCCGGGACGGCCTATCTGATCTATCGCCTCCATGCCGTCGCGGCGGCCGGCGCGCTCGCCGCGACGGTCGACTGGTCGCGGGCGAGCCTGCGGAAGGTCTGACGCGCACATGACGATCAACAGGCGGAGGCGCTGACAGATGGCACGCATTCTCGGACCCGATGGCAATCCCGTCGACACCACGCTGCTGTCGACCGAGGTCGCGACGCCGACGCTGATCGGCGTGCGCGCGGTGCACCACGAAAACGTCGCGTCTGGCCTGACGCCGGAGCGCCTGGTCTATGCGCTGCGGCAGGCGGCGCAGGGCGACGCGCGCGACTATCTCACGCTGGCCGAGGAGATGGAGGAACGCTATCTGCACTACGCGTCGCAGGTGCAGACCCGCCGTCTCGCGATCGAGGGCGTCAAGCCGTCGGTGGCGGTGCCGAAAGGCGTGTCGGCGAAGATCGCCGACTTCGTCCACGAGCTGATCGACGATTCCGGCTTCCGCGACACGCTCGGCGAGCTGACCGACGGCATCGCCAAGGGCTATGCGGTATCCGAGCCGGTCTGGGAATACGAGCGCGGCCGGCTGCGGCCGGTCGACTACAAATGGCGCGACCAGCGGTTTTTTCAGTTCGACCGCGTGACGCAGACCGAACTGCGGCTCGCGGTCGACGGCAGTCTCGACGGCGAGGAAATCACCAAGCCGACCTTCATCGTGCACAAGCCGCGAAGCAAGGCCGGCATCCCGATCCGTCGCGGCTTCGCCCGCGCGGCCGCATGGGCGTTCCTGCTGCAATCCTTCGCGCTGAAGGACTGGAGCGCGTTCGCCGAGATCTACGGAATCCCGCTGCGGCTCGGCAAGTATCATGCGGGCGCCAGCGAGGCCGACAAGAAGGCGCTGCTGCAGGCGGTGCGCTCGATCGCCTCCGACGCCGCGGCGATCATCCCGCAGGGGATGGAGCTGGAATTCGTCGAAACCAAAGGCCAGCGCGGCGAAGCCGTGTTCGGCGGGCTGCTCGACTATCTCGACAAGCAGATTTCGAAGCTGGTGGTCGGACAGACCATGACGTCCGACGACGGCGCGTCGATGGCGCAGGCCAAGGTGCACAACGAGGTCCGGCTCGACATCCAGCGCGCCGATGGCGTGCAGCTCGCCAACACCGTCAACCGCGATCTTGTCCGTTGGGCGGTGGCGATGAATTTCGGGCCGCAGGATGATTATCCGCGGGTCGAACTGCCGGTCGCCGAACCGGAGGACACCAAGGCGCTGGCCGAAGGCGTCGCCAAGCTGGTGCCGCTCGGCCTGCGCGTGTCGCAGGCGGAGATCCGCAGCAAGTTCGGTCTCAGCGAGCCCGGCGAAAAGGACGAGGTGCTGGCGCCGCCGGCGCAAGCGGTTGCAGCCGAGCCCGGCGTCGTCGCCGCCAACGACGATCCCAAGAAGGCCGCGCGGCTGTCGGCCGCCGATTGTCCGTGCCCGGCCTGCGGCGGCGTCCGCAACGCCTCGCTGGCCGCGACCGCGGTCGATGGTCGCGACGAACTCGACGAGCTGGTCGACGACGCCATGAACGGCTGGGAGGAGCTGGTCGATCCGATGCTGAAGCCACTGCGCGACGCGATGGCGCGCGCGTCCAGCTTCGAGGAGCTGGAGGCGATGCTGCCGTCGCTTGCCGCGCAGATGGACGGCGACAAGCTCGCCGAGGCGCTGGCGCGGCTCACCGCCAAGGCCCGCGGCCTCGGCGACGTTCAGGACTGACGATGCAGCTCACGCGCGGCCAGGCCGTCGAATTGCTGGCGCGCCTGGCCGCGGTGAAGCGCGGCTTCCAGACGCCGCCCGAAGTGGTCGATTACTTCCGCGACAAGAACCTGAAGCCGGCGTTCTCCTGGCTGGACGTTTGGGGTCAGGAGCACGCCCACGCCTTCACGGTGGCGGGCGTCACCGAGACCCGCGTGCTCAACGACTTCAAATCGGCGATCGACAAGGCGATCAGTAGCGGCACGGGTTTCGAGGCCTTTAAAGCCGACATGCAGGCGCGTTTAACGCCGCACGGATGGTGGGGCCCGAAGACGGTGTCGGACCCGACCGGCAAGTGGGCCGACAAGACGGTCGACTTCACCCGGCCGGGCCGGCTGCAGACCACGTTCTGGAGCAACGTGCGCAGCGCGCGCGCCGCCGGCCAGTGGAATCGCATCCAGCGCACCAAGGCGTCGCGGCCTTATCTGCTCTATGTGCGGTCGACCGCCGAACGGAAACGGCCCGAGCATCTCGCGGTGGCCGGCACCATCAAGCCGGTCGACGATGCTTTTTGGAGCACGTGGTTTCCGCCGAACGGCTGGGGCTGCCAGTGCAAGGTGCAGCAGCTCGATCAGGAGGACCGCGACCGCTACCTCGCGCAGGACGGTTATTCGGAAGAGGCGCCGGACCTCGGCACGAGAACCTACGTCAATCGCCGCACCGGCGAGGTGACGACGATTCCGCGCGGCATCGATCCCGGCTGGCAGACCAATCCGGGGCTTGCCCGCGCGCGGACGCTGGTCACGCAGTTCGCCGACACGCTGGCCACGGCCGGCGCAGATCGCGCCGCCCCGACGATCGCCAAGCTGTGGCGCGGCAACTGGCCGAAGGCGATGGCGAAGATGGACGAGCGCGTGCATCTGCCGGTCGCCGCGTCGGCGCGCGCGGTCGACGAGCTGGGTGCCAAGGTCGATATCGTCACGGTGGCGAACGACGTCGTGACCAAGAAGGTCGGCAAGCACGCCGCCGTCGATATCGGCAGCTTCGCGCAGGTCCAGCAGATCATCGATGCCGGCGATTGGATCGAAGACCGCGACCCGGCGGTGCGCAACATTCTCGCGGTGATCGGCGGCGTCCATTGGGTGTTGGCGATCCGGCGATCGACCAACGGCTACATTCAGGTTCGGACGCTGTTCAGGACCGATGCCCGCCGCCACGCGGAAATCCGGCGGCGCGGGGTGCGGTACAAGGCTGAAAGGGAGTGAGTAGCAGCCGGGGGGCCGTGACATCCCCGCGTCCACCTGGGACGGTAACACGTGGCTCGGCTGCGAAGCGGAATATAGGCCCGTGGGGCTGGTCTCGCAACCGGTTCGGACGGAGCCGTTAGGAAGCCCGCTGATGCGTTCGGCCCGTCGCCCGGACAAATCCGTCAGTCCTCGGCTGAAACGCGCGTATCGGGTTAAATGATGCTTTAACGAGGCTGTTATCGGGGATCGCTCCCCTCGGGTTGCTGCCGGAGGCCTGATCGGCCCGGCAAGGTCGCGGCTGACAGTTGTCAGCGGCCCGACACCCAGGGTGCACGGCTAGATGTGCACCCATGACGCACCGCTCCGCAAGCCCCCAGATCGCCATGCTCGACGCCGCGCCCGACGTGGCGTTCGGCGTGGTGACGATCGACGCCGCGTCGCTCGCGGCGGAAGGTGACGGCGCCGAGCGCTGGATCCAGGTGACGCCGCGCGGCCCGGTGGTGTGTCGCGACGGTCGCCCCTTCGTGTTCGACCCCGAAGCCCTGGTGGCGCGCTTCAATGCTGACGGCATCGACGTGCCGATGGACATCGACCATGCGATCCCCACCAAGGCCAAGCTCGGCGAGAAGGCCGATGCGGTCGGCTGGATCAAGAAACTGGAAGCCCGGCCGGCCGGCACCTTCGCGCTCGTCGAAATGCTCGCGGCCGGCGCCGCTGCGCTGAAGGCCCGCACCCATCGCTACGTCTCGCCGACCTTTCCGTGCACCAAGGAAGGTCTGGCGTTGTGGCTGCATTCGGTCGCGCTGGTCGCGGCCCCGGCTCTTACCATGGGCGCGATCGCGTCCGCCTCTCACCCTGCCAAGGAGTACCCCATGTTGAAGGCGATCGCGAAGGCATTGGGCCTCGCGGAAGACGCCGACGAGGCCGCGTGCCTCGCGGCGATCGTCAAACTGTCGAGCGATCCGTTGCGGCCGATCGCCAAGGCGCTCGGCCTCGCGGACGCCGCGGACGGCCAGGCCTGCCTGTCGGCGATCACCACGCTGTCGACCGCGCGCGTCGACAAGGCGGTGCACGATCAGGCGCTCGCCAATCTGTCGGCCGCCAATACGCAGGTCGCCACGCTGCAGGCGCAGCTCACCGCGCGCGATACGGCCGATCACAACGCCAAGGTCGAGGCCACGATCGAGGCGGCGCTGAAGGCCAAGAAGATCGTCCCGGCGCAGCGCGACAAGTTCGTTTCGCTGTGCGCGACCGCAGACGGCCTGCGCGACGTCGAGGCGCTGCTGTCGGCGACGCCTGCCAATCTCGCCGGCTCCGCGCTCGACGAGCGCCAGGTGCCGGAAGGCGGTGCTGCGCCCGATGCGCTGCTCGCCAAGGCGTCGGCGCTGGTCGAGGCCGCGGCCAAGTCCGGCCGCACCCTGTCGCACGCGGACGCCGTGATCCAGGCCAGCAACAATGGAGTCGCCCAGTGAGCCGGGAACTGATCAAGAGCTTCGTCGCCGACGCCGCGATCCGCGGCTATCGCATCGCCGCCTTTCACGCAACCAAACAAGCTGTCGTCGAGGCCGCTTCGAATGTCGCCGCAGTGATCGGCATCTCGACCTCGACCGGCGCCAAGGCCGGCGGCGTGGTCGACGTCGTGCAGCAGGGGCTCGCCGAAGTCGTCGCCGGCGGCGTGCTCGCGCGCGGCGCAGAAGTCACCTCCGACGCCGAAGGTCGCGCGGTCGCGCTGCCGGCGCCGAGCGGCACGGCCAAAACCGTTCGCACCATCGGTCAGGTGCAGGCCGCGGCTGTCGAAGGCGACGTCGTTCCCATCGTCGTCTCGGCCGGCTCCGTCTTCATCCCGGCGTCCTGATCTCCAGCCAACACACAAGGTAGCAACCGATGGCCGTCAACCGCCCGTTCCCCGTCAACCCCGTGCTGACCGCGGTCGCGATCGGCTACAGCAATCCGGCGAATACGCTGATCGCCGATCTCGTGCTTCCCCGCGTGCCGGTCGGCTCCGAATCCTTCAAATGGCAAGAGTACTCGCTCGCCGATGGCTTCAGTGTCCCGGAGACGCTGGTCGGCCGCAAGGGTCGCCCGAACCGGATCGAGGTGGATGCGAAAGAGAAGGACGATTCCACCAACGATTACGGCCTCGACGGCGAAGTCCCGATCGGCGACATCCGCGAGGCGGAGCGCCAGCGTGCGGCCGGCATTTCGAACTACGATCCGCGAGCCCGCTTGGTCGCAACGCTGACCAACAAGCTGCTGCTCGCCCGCGAAATTCGGGTGGCCGGGATCATCCACAATTCGTCCAGCTATGTGGCCGGTCGCAAGGTGCTGCTGTCCGGCGGCTCGCAGTTCTCTGACTACGCCAATTCCGATCCGATCGAGGTGCTCAAGGCGGCGATCGACGGCACGCTGATTTTCCGCGCCAACACGCTGGTGATGGGACAGGCCGTCTGGTCGAAGCTGTCCAGTCATCCGGTCCTGGTGAACGCCATTCGCGGCAATCTCACCAACAAGGGAATCATCACCCGCGAAGAGCTGGCCCGGCTTCTCGAAATCAAGCGGGTGCTGGTCGGCGAGAGCTTTCTCGACAGCGCCAAGAAGGGGCAGACGGCATCGCTCGCCCGCGTCTGGGGCAAGCATATCGCGGCGCTCTATCTCGACCCGGCGGCCACCAACACGGACGGCGTCACCTTCGGCTTCACCGCTCAGGTCGGCACCCGCATCGCCGGCAACATCGTGGATCCGGATATCGGCTTGGAGGGCGGTGAGCGCGTCCGTTCCGGCGAGAAGGTCAAGGAGCTGATCGTGGCTCCCGACGTCGGCTACTTCATCGAAAACGCCGTCGCGTAGTCGGGAGGCGATCATGGCGAACGACGACGAGGCGAAGGTCGAGAAGGCCGCCAGGGCGGAAGCCGAGAAGGCGGCCAAGGCCGCCAAGGCCAAGGCCGACGAGGAAGCCAAGGCCGCGAAGGCCAGGGCGGACGCCGACAAGCTCGCGGCGAAGCTCGCCGCGAAGGCCGACAAGAAGGCCCTGCAGGATCACGTCCTCACCCGCGAGGTGAAGCACGACGGCGAGGATTGCGCCGTCGGCGACACGGTCCCGCTCACCCGCGCGCAGCACGCGCAGCTCTACGCGGCCGGCGCCGTCGCGACCGACTGGCGCGACTGAGTTCGTGCACCCGCCGCCGGGTGCACCGCGCGGACGACGGTCCGCCTGGCCGGGGGCGCAAGCGCCCTCGGCGTCATTCTCCGAAACAGCGGGGCGCTGCCATGTCCGACCAGTTCAATCGCTTCGATCCGTCATTCTACGAACAGGGCGTGGAAGCCTGCGCCACGGGCGCCAGCCTGCTGGACGTGTTCAAGGCCTTCGCCAGCCACGACATGACCGATCGGAAAGCCGAGGATCGCGTCCTCAGCTACGTGCTCGGCTTCGGCGACGAACTGCTCTCCGAACTACGCGAGGCCGCCAAGCCGCGGTCGGTCGACCTCACCCTCAACATCAACGTGACGGGCTCGCTCGACGACGGTGCAAAGCTCTCGCTGATCCAGGCGATCGAGGATGCCGTGGCGAATGCCGTCAAGCCGGAGCCGAAGTGATGGACCGAAGGGCTTTCCTCGCCGGCGCCGCCGCGGCCTGTTTTGTCCCGCCGATCGCTTATGCGCAGACCGCCAAGCCCGTCTATCCGCGCGATCTGCTCGACCGCGTGCACGAGATCGGCCGCACGACGCCCGGCGGGCCCAAGCAACTTCAGGCTGCCCTCGAAGCAGAGTTCGGCCGGGGCGAGATTGTCTTCAGGGATGAAACCTGGACCGTGCTGGTCGATGTGAGCGCAGTCGACCACCACCCGGCGAGCGACCATCCGAACGTGCGCGGCATCCCGATGCGGATCGTGGAGCCTGCATCGTGGCGCTCCAGAGACTGGATCCTCGTTTTCGCAGGCGGCCCCGAGTGGCGCCGCGATTACTTGAAGCTGGGCTGATCTCATGGCCTTCGCCACGCTGTCCGACGTTCTGGCGCGCTATCCGTCCGAGGCGACTGTTCTCGCCGCGGACGAGACCACGCGCGTCCGCGACGATTCGCGGATCGAGGCGGCGCTGGGCGACGGCACCGCGGAGGTCCGCGCCATCCTGTCGGCGCGCTACACCCGCGACGAGCTGGAGCGGATCGACAATGACAGCCGCGAAGTGCTGCGCATCTACACGATCGACATCGCGCTGTATCGCGTGGCGCTGTCCTTCGGCCGCTCCAACGAGCGCGTGGAGAAGCGCTACGACGTCGCCATCGCGCGGCTGCAGGCGATCGCCAAGGGCACCGCGGCGCTCACCTTCGACGGGCCCGGCGGCGGCGGCACCGGCGGCGCCGGCGAACCGGCCGGAGCGGTGTCGCCCAACGAGGCGATCGTGGTCGCCAACGAGCGCGTGCTGACGCGCGACCGGCTGCGGGGCTGGTGATGGACAGCGGCGTCCGCATTGAGGTCGACATCACCGACCTGACCAAGGCGCTCTCGGCGCTGTCCGGGCTCGATCAGCTCGACACCGAGCAACTGATGTCGGACATCGGCGCCCGGCTCGAATTCTCGATGCAGGAACGCATCACCACCACCAAGACGGCACCCGACGGCACGCCCTGGCCGGCGAACATCGAAGGCACCTCGATCCTGATGCGGACCGGAGATCACATGCTCGGATCGGTCGCCTGGACGGCGTCGGCCACCGAGACCGAGGCCGGCCTGTCGTGGGAATACGCGCACGTCCATCAGGACGGCATGACGATCAGCGCCAAGAACGCCAAGCTCCTGTCGTTCGTCGTCGGCGGCCGCCGCGTCAGCAAGAAGAGCGTCACCATTCCGGCGCGGCCGGTGGTCGGCATCTCGGCGGAGGACGCGACCAAGATCGACCAGCTCGCCACCCGTTTCGTCGCCGGTAAGCTCGGAGGCGGCCAGTGATTGTGCCCGCCACCATCTCCGAGCGGCTCGCGGCCTCCGCTTTGGTCGGCTATCTCGCCGCCGTTGAAGCGACCTTGAAGCCGCTGTTTCCGGACATCACGGTGCGCCAGCATCCGGGCCGGATCGACGTCTCGGACATCGTCGAAAAAGACATCTTCACGCCGCCAATGATCGCGCTCGCGGCGGTGAAATGGAAGCTCGACGGCGACCTCGCCGGCTCGTGGGATCTGCCGGTCGAGGCCGCCGCCTACATCGTCACCGAAGACATGGCGCTGGGGGGCCGCGCCTGGCGCCGGCAGGAGGTCGCGCATGCGCTCTCGGTCGGGCTGCTCGGCGTGCTCGGCGATCTCGACGCGTCGCGCTGGGGCCTGCTGCGTATCGCCCCGCCGCAGAAGGTCGAGGCGCGGCCTTTGTTCACCAGCGAAGTCTTCGCCAAGGGCGCGGCGTACTACGTCGTCACCTGGGAACAGACGCTGAAGGGCTTCGGCAGCAGTCCGCTCGAAAGGCCGCCGATCGCCGAACCGCAGATCTTCGATTTCGACGGCGAGCCGGTCGACGACAGCGATGGAGCGCCGGTGTGAGCATCACCGATCCGCAGGTCCGCGCGCTGAAACAGTATCTGCGCAATTTCGAAAAGCGCCTGGTCGAGGTCGATCAGCGCGTCGCGCGGATGATCATGCGCGGCAAGGTCGCCAAGGTGCGCAAGCAAGGCGACGACTGGCAGGTCAAGCTGGAGATCGGCCGCGATCCGGAGACCGACAAGCCGGTGCAGTCGCCCTGGGCGCCGGTGCAGCCGGTCGCCGCCGGCGCGCTGAAGATCAAGGTCAAGCCTGTCGAGGGCGAAGCGATGACGCTGCTGTCGCCGTCCGGCGTGCTCGGCACCGCGTCGATGGCGATCCGCTCACCCTACGACGACGATCATCCGGCGCCGAAGGGCGACGAGGATTTCGTGCTCGAAATCGGCAAGTCGAAATTCGTCATCGCGGACGGGCTGATCAGCACCAAGGTCGGCGGCAACGAGATCGAGCTCAAGGGCGACGCCATCAACATCGTGGCTACTGACAGCGACGGCTACGTCGTCGCGAAAAGCGGCAAGTTCTGGCACCTCGGCGTCGAGGCCAAGAACGAAAAAGCCACACCGAAAGTCACCACCGAAGACGGCCCGGCAAAGAGCGTCAAAGCGAAGATCTGAGGCACAGCATGGCAGACGAAAAGAAAAGCTATCGCATCACCACCCGCCGCCCGATCGGCGGCCGCATGCGCCCGGCCGGCGAGATCGTGGCGCTGACCGATCGCGAGTATCAGGCGGAGGCCGGCTGGGGTGGCATCGAGCCGGTCATGCCTGAACCCGCCGCGCCGGCGGCAGAAGCCGCCGCGGATGCCGGCGAGACCGACGCGGCCACGAACACGCGCAAGCGCAAGTAAGCGATGGCCGAGCGCACCACCAGGACCGGGGTCGACGCGAACACGGGGCGCATCCTGCGCGGCCGTGAGCATGCGGAGCATTGCGTGCGCCGCATCTTCGCGACCCGCCTCGGCACCCGGGTGATGCGGCTCGGTCTGGGTGCCGATCTGGCTCCGCTGCGCGGCGAGAACCTGACCGCCATCAACGTGCTGCGCGCCTATTCCGAGATGGTCTCGGCGGTGCACAGCCAGGAGCCGGCGATTCGGATCCGCAATATTCAGCCCTGGCTGATCGACGGTCGTAACGGTGCGATCGGCTTCATCTTCGGGACCACCTTCTATCCCTATGGGCACCTCGGCGATTACTCGGTCGAGGAGGATGCAGATATTCGCGTGCCGGTGACGGCGTTGGCGCGCGGATCTGCGGCGGTGTCGGCATGACGACGGCAGCCTCTCTCGATCTGTCGCGCATCGGCGCGCCGACGCTGGTCACGATCGACTACGAAGCGGCGCTGACGGCGCGGCTGCTGCACTTCAAGGCGCTGTGGGATGCGGCGCGGCTGCGCGACCCGACGCTGCCGGCGTTCGACGTGATCGACGCGGCCGGCAATCCGGTGACGCAGTTCGACTCCAACGTCGTGCTCGAGCAAGAATTCGCCTACGGCGAAACGATGGTCGAACAGACCATCAACGACCATGCCAACGCGCTGCGCCTGGCGACCTCGGCCGGCGCCGATCTCGATCATCTGGCGGTGACCTACAAGGCGACGTCGCGGCTGATCCTGTCGCCGGCAACGGGCACCACGTCCGAAGTGCTGGAAGCCGACGACGAACTGCGCGAGCGCGCGCAGATCTCCGACGAAGCCCGGCCGCTGTTCGGACTCACGCCGCCCGGCTACGTCTGGCGCGTCCGCAAGCTGTTCGGCGACCGCGTCAAGGATGTCCGGCCGCTGCGCCGGCCCGGCGGCCATATGGACCTCTACATTCTGGCGCGCGATGGCGACGGCACGCCGGCCGAGACGCTGATCGGCGACATCCAGGGCGCCTTCGACGGCGAAGCCGGCTCGCATTCGACCGACATCGTCACGGTGCTGCCGGCGCGCATCGTGGCTGCGCCCGTGCAGGTGAAACTTTGGGTGGCGCGCGGCCCCGATCCGGCGCTCGCCGTCGCGCTCGCCTCCACGGCGATCGCATCGCTCGGCGCCGAGCGCCACCGCATCGGCGAGACGCTGCACGCGCAGGCGATCGGCGCGGTCGCCAAGTCCGGCGCGGTACGCAAGGTCGATGTTCTGGCGCCGTTGGTGGACGTGGTCGGCGGACAGGATGGCGCGCCGCACATCTCGTCGATCGCCGTGAGCTGGGGGATCGACGCATGACCGAGCCATTCCCCTCGCTGCTGCCCTACCAGGCGCCCGCCGAACATTGCCACAGCCTGGTCAACGCGGCGCGCTGGCCGAAGCTGTTCGCCGAAGCGGCCTCGCTACGCACGCTGTGGAACCCGTGGACGTGCCCGGCCGAGCAGTTGCCGCTGCTCGCCTGGGCGTGGTCGGTCGATTTCTGGAAGCCGGAATGGCCGGAGCATCGCAAGCGTCAGGTGATCGCCGAATCGCCCGCGTATCACGAGGCCAAAACCACGGTCGCCGGCTATCGGATGGCGCTGGGCTATGTCGACGCCGAATTCGTCCGGGCCCGGCTGCCGCGGCACGCGTTCTTCGTCGGCTCCGCGCCGACCAAGGAGTCGCACGATCGCTGGCTCGCCGGCCTGCCGGAGATCCGCATCTACACGGCGGACTATCCGATCCGCTATCGCCCGGTGCCGTTCCTGATGCCCGACGGGACGATCGTTCAACGCACCTTGAAGGGACGTTTTGTCGGGCGGCGTTTCGTGGCTCGCTCGGCAAAGGCCGTCGTGCTCGGCCGCTGGCGGCCGGAGCTTCGCAAGGGCGGCACCGTGCAGCGCCTGGTGGTCGCCGGTGTGCGCACGGACGCCTCGGGCCGGCTGCTGTCCGATCCGGAAAGGCTGGTCATTCCCGGCCCGCGGCGGAATACGTTTCAGGTCGGCAAGCGGCTGCGCGGGCGGTTCGTCGCTGACGGCAAGCTCGCCGGCCAGCGGGTGATCCTGCTCAGTTTCACGACCGGCGGCGATCAGTTCATCCCCGCTGTGATGTCGCCCGGCCTGACGCCGATCGACGCGACGCCACGCAAAATGTGGGAGCCCCAGCCGGCCGGGCGCGGCTGGTTCGTCGGGATGCGGCTCAAGGGCCGCGGCATCCGCCCGAACCGCGCCGACGAACAGGCCTATCTGTCGATCCGCCTGGCGGACGGCAGCTCCGCCGAACTCGGCCGCATGCGCAACCGCATCGGCCGCTCGCGGATTCGCCGGAAGCCTTTCACCGCCACCGTGGTGGCGCATATCGCCGGGCCGTCGAAACGCGGCTTCCCGCTCGGTCGCTACCTTCGCGCCGGCCCGGAGCCGCGCATCGCCGAGGTGATCAGCGCCCTGGCCGTGACCCAGGCTGCGCGTGACACCCTCTATCTCGATCACAACTCGGTCCGTCCCATCACTTACGGCGATCTCGCGAGATTGCCCGACGATGTGCGGTTCGGTGCCGTCATTCGCCGCTGAAAAGGAGGCATCATGTACAAGCGCATTTTGTGGGACGTCGATCAGGAAGGCACCGAGGAGGATCTGGAGCGCATGGGGCTGTGGCCCCAGGAGGGCATCGCCCGGCTCACCGATGATCTGCTGGTGTCGGGCCGATTGTACAAGGGCTTCACCACGCTCGCGAGCGGGCTGTCGGCGATCGAAGTGGCGCCCGGCCGGATCTACGACGCCGGTGCGATGTACGCACTCGAAGCGGCCCTGACGTTGTCGCTCGGCGAGTTCATGCCGATCACCGCCGGCCAGAAGGTCTACGTCGTCCTGATCGGCCAGGGTCGGGAGGACGATGGCTATGTCGAGGCGCGCAACTACGAGCGTGAGGTGCCGCAGACCGGCGGTGGCACGGCCATCCAGCAGGTGCCGCAGACCGGGAGCCGCGCCAAGGTCCGCAGCGCGATCCTGATCGCCTATCCGGGGTCGCCTTCCGTCATCCCCGTCAGGCCGTCGATCCCGCTCGGCACGGTGGCGATCGCCGACATCCTGCTCGGCACCGGCGGCATCGAGAGCATCGCGATGCGGACCGAGAATGAAGCGCCGGAGCTGGACGCGCTCGCGGCCGCCTACACGTCGCTGCAAGTCCGGCTCGGCCTGGTCGACCAGGAGATGGCCGGCTTGCGCAACGACCTCGCGGCGCTGGCCCGGCTGTTCAAATCGAGCGTGTCGCGGCTGACCGTGCAGGCGATGCAGGGCGACATCGCGATGATGAAGGACCGGCTCGACATCCCCGACACCGGCTCGCCCTACAGCGCCGACAACTTCCTCGACGAGCGCGAGAGCGACCCGACAAATGTCGACTACAAGGCCCGCGTTCTGGAAGGCATCCGCTTCCCTGCCGCAAACCTCTGGAAGGGGCCGCTGGCGCTCTACAACGCCAACGACGGCAACCTGATGCACGCCAGCGCCGGGCTGATCTGCCCGAAGTACAACGTGGTCGAAGGCATCAAATTGTGGGAGCGCTCCGGCTCCACCCCGCTCGGCGGCACGGTCTATCAGACCATGGAGCTGACGCAGATGCTGATGAGCCGCCAGGAGACGGCTTACGGCGATTATTTCGAGGCCTGCACCAACGCCGCGTGGTGGAATTCCGGCCAGTACGACGTCGCCAAGGGCATCTTCCGGATCGGCGACGAGACCTATGAGGTCGCCGATTATGATCGCGACCTCGGCGTCACCGTGCCGTGGCACGCGATCATTCGGTTGCGCAAGTTCTGGACCACCACGGTGAAGACGCCCTACGACGTCTACGCGCCGGTCTCGCACACCATCCAGGGCGTGCTGAAGTCGCAAAGCTGGCTGCAATCGCAGGATCGCTGGTCGCCCGGCATGCGGCTCGCGATCGAGTCCTGGTCGGCCGGCGCCGAGGTCACCGTCGCGCTGGTCGAATGCGGCGACAACGGCATGCCACTGCCTCGCCGCATGCTGAAGAAGACGACGCTGGCAGCGTCGCAGTTCAAGACCTTCCCGGAGGCGACGGGCGTGCCCTGGTCGACACCCGTGTTCCTGGAGTCCGGCAAATTCTACGCCTATCTGTTCGCCGTCACCGGCGACGTCACTGTGGCCTATGCGGAGGGCCAGAAGTTCCTGTCGGGTAATTATTTCGAGACCACGGACGGCACGTTCTTCGTCGGCAATCTCACCCGCGATCTGTGCCACGTCACCGAGTACTGCCAGTTCGCCCTGACCTCGCTCACGGTGCTGCTGCAGGGCGTCAATCTCGATGGCGGCATCCACAACATCCGCATCCGCAACGCCGAAGTGGTGCCGGAGAATTCCACCCGCGAGTTCCAGCTTCAGGTCGGCGGCGCCTGGCGCAAGATCGAGGCGCCGGAGGGTGACGATACGCTGTTCGGCTCCGGGGTGACGCCTTACTACGATTTCCGCCTGGTGCTGAACGGCAACCAGTGGGCGATGCCGATCCTCGACATGGGCTCCAGCGAGGTCGAGCTGTTCCGGGCCGACGACGATCTGCGCCACATCTCCTCGGTCATCGCCTTCGGCTCTTCGATCGAGACGGTCTACGTCAAGGCCACGGTCGGCGCGTGGGATGCGGCGCGCCACACCCTTGCGGCGCGGCTCGCTCACGGCGCCGGCTATGCGACGCTGAAGACCCACGACGCGGTCGAGACCAAGCCGGCGATCGGGCCTGACGGCCTGGTGCGGGCCGACGCGGTCGGGAAAATCTGGACCTTCACCTTCGCGGCGCCCGGCATCAGTTCCTGCAAGATCGATTTTGTCGGCGCCACCAACAACCCGCGCGTGACGTATCACGTCGAGCGCCGCATCCAGACCACGGAGTAACGCAGATGGCGAAGAACCCGACGAAGACAGGAGCCGCCCCGGCGGAGATCGACGACGAGACCTACTACAGGGTCGACGTGTCCGGGGCCTTCCGCGCGATGGGCGTCAGGTTCGGCACCCAGTCCACCACCGAGGTGAAGGGGGCCTTGCTGCGCAAGGTGCTCGCCACCGAATTCGCAACCAAGATCACGGGCTATCGCTCGTTCTGATCGGCCGGGGTTCCAATGGCTCGCAAATTCGAGACCGATTACCGGATCTCCAAGGTCGCCGAAATCCTGAAAACCGAGAACAAGTTTCGGCAGGATATCGATCTGCGGGCCGACGCGCTGGAGCGGGCGGTGTCGAACCTCGGCGCGGACGCGCAGGAGCTGGTGGCGCGGGTGCTCCGCGTCATCGAGCTGGAGATCGCGCCGCGTGCGGCGGAGATCGAGGCGTTGCTGGCGGACTACCGATCCGGGGTGCCGGCCGCGCTCGTCGCCGAAGAAGCGTCGGGCCGCCAGTTCCTGACGCCCGATCGCCACGCCGCGATCCTCGCCGAGCTGCGCGGCGGCGTGGCCGCGGAAGGCGATACGCTCGCCAAGCTGCTGGCCGCGATCGTGGCCGTGGATTCGGCCAAGGCGACGCCGGCCGACATCACGGCGGCGATCAATGCGCTCAAGGGCGGCGCGCCGAGCGCGTACGATACACTGGTCGAAATCGCCGCGGAGCTTGCAGAGAACGATACGGCCGTTTCCGGCCTGCTCGCATCGCTCGCCAACCGTGTCAGGTTCGACGCCGCCAGCGCCGAGAGCCCCGCCAGGCAGGCGCAGGCGCGTGCGAACATTGGTGCCCCGCTGAGGGGGCATCTCTATGGCCTCGCGCTCGCGAATAGCGTCGCAGACCCCGCCAACGATATCGACATCGGGGCCGGGGAAGCTGCCAGCACTGAGGCCGACCCTGTACTGATGGTGCTCCAGGCCGGCATCACGAAGCGTCTCGACGCGACTTGGTCGGCAGGCTCAAACCAAGGCGGTCTCGACGCCGGGGCCGCCGCGGACGGCACCTATCACATCTGGATCATTCGCCGGTCCGACACCGGCGCCGTCGATGCGCTGTTATCCACCAGCGCGTCGGCGCCGACGATGCCGTCAGGCTATGATCAGAAACGTCGTGTCGGATCAATTCTGCGCAGATCAGGGTCGATCGTCGGGTTCGTCCAAGACGGGGACGTCTTCCGCCTGAAGTCCATGATCAATGATGTTGCGGCGGAAAACCCTGGGACCAGCGCTGTGACACGGACCATCAGCGTGCCACTTGGCTTGCGCGTCGAAGCTGAACTCGTCGTCGGCTTTGTCGATGGTGCAGGCAACAACTACAACAATCCAGGTGCGATCTACATTTCCGATCTGGCTGCCGACGACGTGGTTCCGACGATTGTGTCCGGGGTCTCGGCCGTATGCTATCCGAGCTTTGCGTCATCCCAGCAGAATGCGGCCCCGGTCATGGTTTTTACAAACCCAAGCGCACAGGTCCGCAGCCGTATCTACACTTCAGGCGTTAACACCACGCTCGTCATTAACACCAGAGGATGGCGCGATCGCAGGGGGCGGGAATGACCGTGTCGACAGTTTTTGTGGAGCGTGATGGCAGTGGCGCGATCAAGGGCGTCTATGCAAATTGCCAGCCCGGTTGCGCCGAGGAACTCAATTCTCCGGAAAATGCCGATGTCGCTGCGTTCTTGTCGAGATTTGGTGCAGCCGTCCCGGCCGCGGAGCCGGTGTCGCAGCCGCCCCGCGTCGTTGCCTCGGCCATGGGAATCACCGTCGAGAACGGCGATGTCGCCGCCATCCGCGGCTCCTACAACATCGCGGCGGCGTTGTATCTCGGCGTCGGGCAGGTGATGTTGCTGTTTTTCGTGGCGCTCGCCGACGATGATTACTTCGTCGTGGTGCAGGGCCACCCCTTCTCGACGGCGGCATCCGAGACGACGGCCGATCATTTCATCGTCGAAACCAAGGACGGCGCCGGGGACCTGGTCGACCCGTCTTGCTTGAGCATCCAGGTCTACAAGGTCTGACGGCTGATGGAGAGTGGAATGGGGAAGCTTGTTTGCGCGATGATGATCAACGGCGAGGAAAGCCTGCGCGTTCTGACGACGGCCGAAGGCGTCGTCCCGCGCCTGGTCAAGAAAACGCCGGGGGTCGGAAAGCCGTACTGGTATTGGCCGTCGATTCCGGCCGGCCAGGTGATCGCGGCTGATTTCACCGACGCGCCGGTCGCGACCAGCGACGAGGCGCAGAACGCGGCGGACATCGCCGCCATCACCGCAACGCCGCAGGAGAAACTGACCTACGGCTGATCGGGCGGCGCCGCGGCGCCTGCAACAACGACAAGAGGGCCGCTGACAGATGACACCTGTCAGCGGCCCTCTTTGCGCCGTCGATCCATAGGGTCGTCCCGAACTGATTTCAGGTCAAGGGGCTCCCATGGCTGCGCTCACCAAGAACCACGGCGTCCGCTTCATCGACGGGGCGGAGACCGCCCGCCTCGTGCAGGTGCCGGACTTCGCGACTATCGCGATCGTGGCGCCTGCCGACGAGGCTAACCCGTCGATCTTTCCGCTCAACACCGACGTGCATCTCTATGGCGACGAAGCCGACAAGATCGCCACGCTCGGCGATGCCGGCGAAATCTCGATGGCGATCGACGACATTCTGTCGGAGGGGATCAATCCCAGCCTGATCGTGCGCCGGGTCGCCAAGGAGGCGACGCGCAACGAGCAGCTAGGCGCTATCATCGGCGACCCATCCGACCGCACCGGGCTGTGGGGTCTGCTCGACGCGCGCGCTACGACCAAGGTCCGGCCGGGCCTGATCATTACGCCCGGGTTCGACAACGACAGCCCGATCGGCGCCACCACCGTGACCATGACCAATCAGGGCGCCGACTACACCCATGCGACGGTGACCTTCACCGCCACCGGGGCCTTGGTGCAGCCCAAGGGCCATTGTGTGATTGCGGGGGGTAAGGTCAGCGTCGTGATCGACGATGCCGGCTTCGGCATTCCCAACACCTGCACGATGGTGATCGACGGCGACGGCACCGGAGCGGCGGGCACCGTTGCGGTCGGCCCGGTCGCCAACCCGGTCGCGCTCGCGAAGTCGGCGGTGGCCAAGCGGCTGCTGGCGATCGGCATCTGCGACGCACCCAATCTCGGCCAGACCGAAGCCGCAGCGTGGGCCGAGCGGCTGAAGCGCGACAACGGGCGATATCTCTACGCGATCGACCCGGCGGTGCGGCGCTTCACCGTGCTGGACGGATCCGACGACACCATCCTGACCCGGCCCGCGTCGACCACCGTGGCGGCGCTGTTCGCCAAGCGCGACCGCGAAAAGGGTGGACCGTATTGGTCTCCGGAAAACCAGACCTCGTCGGCGATCGTCGGCACCGCGCGCCCGGTCTCCTACTACGACGGCGAGATCGACCACGAGGCCAATTACCTGGTTAACGCCGGCGTCAATACCTTCATCGAAGGCAAGGAGCTATTCGGCAGCGAAACGCTGTCGAACGACGCCAACTGGCGCTTCGTGAACAAGGTGCGCACCGAGAATGCGATTCGCGCGGCGCTGCCCGTGGCGCTGCGGCCGTTCCGCGGCCAGAACTTCACCGCCCACAACGCTCTGATGTTCGTGAAGACGATCGAGTATTTCCTCGAAGAATGTGTGCAGCTCGGCGTGGTCGTCGGCTTCACGCGTTACTTCGATCGGAAGCTGAACCCCAACATCAATATGCGCGCCGGCATCATTCGGGTCGAACTGCCCCACGAAAACACGCCGATCATGTCGGACATGCAGATCGGGATGCAACCCTATCTGCCCGCCTTCGACATTCTGGCCGCCGACATCCAGCAGGCGCTGGGTGGTTATGAGCCGATCGCCGCCTAAGGAGCGCCCCGATGGAATTCGTCCGAAAATCCGGAAACCTCTATGCCGAGGGCATCAACCTGTGGCTCTCGCTGTCGGGCTACAAGCTGCCCCAGCCGAAGGTGAAGACCGAAGAGCATCACCCGGGCGGCGGCATCATGGCGCTGAACGTGCCGATCGGTGCGATCGAGCCGCTATCGCTGCAGTACAATCTCAAGGGTGCGCCGCCCGCAGTGCTGGGGCAGTTCGGCATGTCGCTGGCCCAACGCAGGCTCTACACGATCTACGAGCTGCTGCAGGACGAGAAGGACGGCACCAAGCGCGAGCGCATCATCACCATGCGTGGCCTGATGTCCGAGGTCGATCCCGACGAGATGAAGGGTCGCGGCGTCCAGGGCTACGGCTATCAGATCCATTCGATCACCGACTACGAGGACGTGATCGACGGGTACGGCATCATCGCCAGCTTCTCGTTCTTCACCAACCGCTGGCAGGGCTACGGCACCGAGATCGGTTCGGACGTCGACAACCGCATCCTGCGGATTTCGGGCTGAGGAATCCCAAGCGAAAGAACCAGAGGCAAGCGGCCATAATCGGCGGGGCGCACTCACTTGAGGACCCGCCACCGCGGTTCGAGTAGGCGACGCCCGGCGCGGATCCGGGCACCAATTTCAGGGGCCTTTAAGGAGCTTTCAATGGTCGATGATCTGCCGCCGCCGATCGATGCCGAGCCGGCGCTGAAGCCCGTGTTGCCGCCGCCCGGCTCGCCGGACTACGCCCGAAACAGCGGCGTGACCGAGGCGCCGGCCGAGACTGCGGCCAAGATGCAGAGCGAGCCGCCGCCGCTGGTGGCGGTGCTGCAATTCCAGTCCGGGGATCTGCGCAGCAAGCGCTTTCAGCTCGACTGGCCGTTCGAACTCGACGGCGTGACGATCGACGCAATCACCGTGCGGCGGCTGCCGATGGTGACCGTCAACAATCTCGTCGCCAGCGAGCGCTACCGCGATCTCTACGAGATCTACGCCGAGATGACCGGACTGTCGGCAGCGGTGCTGCGCGGGCTCGACAGCGACGACGGCGAACTCATCACGGGGGCGTGCTGGGATTTTTTGCCCCGGTTGCTGCGGACGGTTCACGAGTAACCGTCGGTCTCGACGAGTGGCGGCTCGTCGCCGCGCGGGTCGCGGCGGCTCTGTCGACGCCGCTGCCGGCCGTGATGGCGATGGACTGGGACGACGTCGTGCTGTGGTTCGGTGAGGCCGTGGCGATCGGGCTCGAAAACCGGGTGAGGCTTGAGCTGTGAGCAATCTCGACGTCTCTCTGCGGTTGCGCCTGGTCAACCAGCTCGCGGGCCCTGCCAAGGAAGCCAAGAAGGAGCTGGAGAACGTCGGCGCGGCGGCCAAGAAACTCGACGGCGCCAAGGCCGGCAAGCTCGCAGCCGACCTCGCCAAAACCAAGACGGAAGCCAAGGGCGCCGACGCGGCGCTGAAGCAGGTGGCGGCCGGCGCGCAGAAGCTCGGCACCACCAAGGCGGACAAACTCCCGCGCGATCTGAACCGCACCAAGACGGAAGCGCTGGCCAGCCAGAGGGCGCTGGCGCAGATCGCGCGCACCCTGCAGCAGCTCGACGGCAAGCATGCCGAGCGGCTCGTGAAGGGCCTGCGCAATGCAACGGCGGCATCCGAACGGCTGGCGCGCAGTATGCGGCGGGTGCGCGAGGAAGCGCGTCGGGACGACGGACATAAGCCGCCGCACCGACCTCGCGAGCAGCCCGGCGAAGGCGGCGGCAACATGCCCGGCTTCATCGCTGCCGGCGGCCGTGCGGCGGCCGGCTATCTCGGCGCTGGCTATCTCGCCTATCGCGGTGCCTCCGGCGTGAAGAAGTCGTTCACCGACTTCGCCGATCTGGACCGACGCATGACGCGGCTGGGCATTACGGCGGATGCGACCAAGGGACAGGTGGAGGCGGCCACGGCCGACATCCGCGCTCTCGCGAAGACCTATGCGGTGCCGGTCGAGGACGCGCTGAAGGGCCTCGAAGCGCTGGTGGCGCAGGGCAAGGAGCTGCCCGAGGCGCTCGGCATGATGGATGCGATCGTCAAGTCTGCGCAGGCCTCCGGCGCGTCGATTGAGGACATGTCCAACTCCGCCGGCACGATGATGACCAACCTGAAGCTCAGAGTCGATGAGCTGCCAGAGGCGTTCGACAGGCTGGCTTACGCGGGGAAAAAGGGCCAGTTCGAACTGAAGGACATGGCGCAGTACTTTCCGCAGTTGGCCGCTTCGTGGGCCAACGTCGGACAGAAAGGCGCCGACAAGCTGGCCGATCTCGCGGCAGCGACGCAGATCATTCGAAAGGAAGCCGGGACTTCGGAGCGGACCTTCAACGGCATCCGCGATCTGCTCGCCAAGATCAACACCACGGAGGTGCAGGGCAATTTCAAGAAGATGGGAGTCGACCTCGAGGCCGGCCTGAAGAAGGGCGCCAAGGAAGGCAAGCCGCTGTTCGATGTCCTGGTCGAGCTGACCGAGCAGGCGACCAAAGGTGACATGGCGAAGCTGCCCAAGCTGTTCGGCGAAATCGACTCGCGAACCGCCATCAGCGCGCTGATCAACCTCAAGAAGGAATTCCGGGCGCTGCGCGCGGAGATTCAGACCAAGGCCACCGGGACGATCGCGAACGACATCGTCCGCGTCACCGACGACGCGCAGGCTTCGATCGACCGGCTCGCGAATTCATGGTCGGCGGCCGGCGTCGCGGTCGGCAAGTTCGTGGCGGAGGCAACGCCGGCGCTTTGGGCGTTGGAAAAGATGTCGAATCTCATGGACGGTGGTCGGGAGCTGGTGAAACCCGGCAACAATCCGTTTTGGGATCAGGAGTTCTGGAAGCGCGAGAAGGAGAAGATGCGCGGGATCGAGCCGGTGCCGCCGGTGCCGCCGAAATCGTCGTTCCCGGGGCGCTTCCAGCAGGCGGCCTACGACAAGGCGGTGCGCGAGCGCGCCGCCAAGGTTCGGGAAGCCGAGGCCCGCCACAAGGCGCTGTATCCGCCGACGCTGCGCGGCCCGAATGCGCCGGTGGCGCCGAACTACTCGCCGGTGCCGAGCTTCAAGCCGCCGTCGATGCCTGCCGGCAAGGGCCGGTTCTCGACTGGGCAGAATTTCTCGGTGGTGCCACCGGACGCCAAGGCTCAGGCGCTGGCGTCGATGCAGGGCGTGACCAGCGTGATTGCAAGCGAGGGCGCAAAGGCGGCCGCGACGGCGAAGTCGATCGCCGAGCAGATCAAGTCGTATTTCGATTTCGTCGTGCGGCCGACGATCGCGCCGCGGCTCGGTGGCGCCGCAGCGGGCGGCGCATCGCCCGCAGCCCCGACCGGCCCCGCGCCGGCCGCGCCCGGCAAGCGGGCGAGCGTCAGCAACAACCGGACCACGCACGTCACCGTGAACGTCACCGGCGCCGGGAAAGACGGCCGCCAGATCGGCCAGGAGATTGGCCGGCAGCTCGCGCAGCTGGGTAACAGCGCCAACGCGCTGTTCGACACGGCGTGAGGAGGACGCCATGGCGCTGATGGCGATCGGAGGGCACATCTTTCAGGCGATCGGGCTGAACGGTCAGAGCATCGAGACCAGTACCGAATCCAATTGGGTGGACGTGCCGCGGTTCGGCATGGTCGACAGCGCGCAGATGCACGGCTGGCGGCGAGCCGAGATGTCGATCCGCGGCGTGCTGTATCCCGACCAGATCGGCGGGCTGGCGGACTACGAGGCGATCCGGGCGAGCCAGTACGGCACCAGGCCGCTGCCTCTGCTGCGGATGGGCCGCGGATTCAGCGCGCGGGTGATCGGCGCGGTGACGATCGAGCGCGTATCGGACCTCGAAGAATACGGCGGCAAGAAGATCGCCTTCACGATCGATTTGAAGGGGCATTCATGACCGCGTTCGACCGGCTTTACACGGTGCGGCGCGACGGCCTGCGGCTGGACCATATCGCCCGCGACGAACTCGGCAGCGAGCGCGGCGGCACCGTCGAGAGCATCCTGGCGCTCAATCCGGGGCTGGCGGCGCTGGGCTGGATCATCCCGATCGGCACCGTGATCAAGCTGCCGCCGCGGCCGAGCGCCAGCACGCCGCAGATCAAGGTCGCCCGCGTCTGGGGCGACGCATGACGGCGCCGATTCTCAAGGTCATGAAGGCCGGCATCGACCTGATGCCCGGCATGGCGCCGTACTTCATCAGCGCGACGTTCACCGACAATGCCGGCGAGGAAACCGACGAGTTCGAGATCGAGCTCGACGACAACTGGCGCCAGATCCCGCTGCCGCAGGAAGACGATCTGCTGATCGTGTTCGCCGGCTATGAGGAGACCGGCGTTGCGATGATCGGCGCCTTCAAGGTCAACGGCTGGGAGACCGGCTGCGAGGCCGGACCCGAGACGATGACGATGACGGCGCGCGCCGCGACGATGTCCGGCGAATTCAAGGCTGGCGGGCTGAAGCACTGGGACGATTCCACGCTCGGCGAGGTGCTGGAAGACGCCGCCAAGGCGGCGAAGCTGTCGCTGGCGATCGACCCGGAACTGGCGAAGGTCAAGCTGCCCTACACGCTGCGCTGGGAGAACAGCCCGATCGACTTCGCCATCCGCGTCGCGGCCGAGGCCGGCGGCACCGTCAAGCCCGGCGGCGAGAAGCTCGCGGTGACCAAGAAGGGCTCCGGCAAGGGCGCGGGCGGCGCCGAGCTGCCGCCGATCATCATCAACCGGATCGGCTGCTCGGGCTGGCGGATCAAGGGCGAGCCGCGGCCCAGGCACAAGGCCGTGGTGGCGTCCTGGCATGACCCGAAGACCGGCAAGCGCAAGTCGATCCGCTGTTCGACCGGCCAGAAGACCGGCCCGACCCACACGCTGCTGCATCCGCGCGCCAGCGAGGACGAAGCCAAGCGCGCCGCCGAGGCGCGCGGGCGCGAGCTGAACATGCTGACCGGCGGCGGGCATTTCACCGACATCTACAACCCGGCCTGGTCGGCCGGCGCGAAGGTGATCGCCAGCGGGTTCGGCGACGGCATCGACGGCACGTGGCTGTCGGAATCGATCTCGACGACATGGGCGAAGGACTCGCCGGTGCTGTCGACGATCACCGTGAAGGCGCCGGCCGAGGGCAAGAGCGAGGGCGGAAAAGGCAGTGGATCGAAAGGCGGAACGTCCGGCGAGGCCGGCGTGCCGTCGACCGGCAACGTGGCCTGACAGGAGAGACGCCGATGAAGGACCCGACATGACGGCTGGCAGACGCCTCGGCGCGGCCGCCATCGGCCTCACACTGATCGCGGCGGCGCCGGCCGGCGCCTGCGACCGGCGATGCGCCGGCCTCGCGTCGTTCTACGGCAGCGAGTCCGGCACCCGCACGGCCTCCGGTCAGCGCTTTCATCCCGGCGGGATGACGGCGGCGCACCGCTGCCTGCCGTTCGGCACCAAGCTGCGCGTGACCTACGCCGGCCGCAGCGTCGTCGTGACGATCAACGACCGCGGCCCGTTCATCCGCCCCCGGGTGCTCGATCTGTCGGAAGGCGCGGCCCGCGTCATCGGCCTGACCAGCCGGGGCGTCGGGCCGGTCGGATGTGAAGTCGTGGGAGTTGTGCGATGAGCCACCAATGCCCGATTGCAGGCTGCTCGGCCGCCGTCCCGGCGGAGGTGTTCATGTGCGCTCGCCACTGGCGCATGGTGCCGAAGCCGCTGCAGGCGGCCGTCTACGAATCGTTTCGCTCGACCGGCCGGTTGAGCGACAACCACCGCGAGGCGGTGCGAGTGGTCGAGGCCGCGGAGGCTGGACGGACCGCGCTCGATCTCCTGGCCGGGATGAAGGCCCTGACGATCTGGCAGCCATGGGCGTCGCTGGTGATGATCGGGGCGAAACCGTACGAGTTTCGGCGCTGGCGCTTCGCGGATCGTCCGCATCTGGCCAAGTTGATCGGGCAGCGGATTGTCGTCCACGCCGGCGCCAGGCCTGCCCGGCCGGCCGAGCTGCTCGACATCCTGGAGCGGATCGACCAAGGCGAGAGCGCCCTCGATCGGGCGATCGCGCGGCCCTTCCTCGAGGAGCTGCTCGCGGCGCGCCTTCGCAAGGAGACCGGACCTGCGCCGCTGGCGGCCGCTTTGGGCACCGCCGTGCTCGGCGAGCCCCGCAACTGCCTGGACCTGTTCGTCGACACCGTCGCCGACAGCACCCGGATCGACGAGCACATGTACGCCTGGCCGTTGACGGACGTGCAGGCCTTTCCGGAGCCGATCCCGGCCGCCGGGGCGCAGGGTTTCTGGAATTTCACGTGAGAGGAAGGGTGACGGGGTCCGGGAATTACCCGGTCGCGGGTCCAGTTTGGCGACGAGCCCGCGAAGCGACGCAGAAGAATTGCCGCCACCCCGCCGAGGCTCTGACGAGCGACCGCGGCGTGGCACGATTCGGATTAACAGGACATGGAGACCATCCGCTGCGCCCGATGCCGGGCGCTGCTGTTTCGCGCGGCCGGCGGCGCAATCGCCGCGCCCGTCGAGATCAAATGCCGCCGCTGCGGCAGCATCAACATCCTGAGGCCGACAGAGCCCCCATCAGAGCGCCGCGAGCGTCGAGACGAAAGGTCTCACGCTCATGTCGAAGCCAAAGCCCCACCATCCGCCGGTGCCCGGCCCCTACGAACGGCCTTGGACTGATGTCCCGAGATACATTTACGGCACCCAGGCCGTCGCCGGGTTCGGCACCCGGTGGTTCTACGTCGCCCGGATCGAGCGGGCCCTGGCCTGCGAGATGGTCATCCGGCACCACTATTCCGGCCGCATCGTCAAGAACAGCTATGTCCACCTCGGGGTGTTCATCGACGGGCAGATCGTGGGCGTCATGCAGTTCGGCTATGCGCTCAATCCGGCCGCGATGGGCAAGGTGGTCGAGGGGTCCAGCTCGATCGACTATCTCGAACTCAACCGGATGTGGCTGTCCGACGCCGCCCCGCGCAACAGCGAAAGCCGGGCGATCGCCTATGCCGTCCGGTACATCAAGGAGGTCATGCCGCAGGTCAGCTGGCTTCAGACCTTCGCCGACGAGCGCTGCGGCGGCTGGGGGGTGGTCTATCAGGCGGCGAACTTCACCTACGTCGGGTGCCACTTCACGGCCTTCTACGAGCTGGACGGCGAGTTTTTCCACGAGATGCTGCTGTCGGCTCACTCGAAGATGGGGCAGCGCGGGGCCTATCTCAGGCAGAACCTCGACCGGGCGACCCGCCAGACCTTCCGCCAGTTCCGCTATGTGTTCTTCATCCGCCGCAGCTGGCGGAAGAGGCTGCGCCTGGCGCCGAAGCCCTACCCGAAGCGGTGGTTGGAGGCCCCTTCAACGGCACCGGCGGCCGGCAAAACCGTTGCCATGTGA